CGCTATTTCACGACTGATTAAAGACGAGTGGTGGGTCAACCAGCTCAAGGCGCAGCGAATGCGCTGGCGCGAGGCGCTGCTCATCGCAGCAGGTGAGGTCAACAAAGACCGTTCACCTTACGCAAGCAAAATAGCGATCCGCGATGTTCACGCGCGCCGCCTGGCTAATCTCGAATACCTGAAATCCAGCGAACTGGAAAACAAAATCACTGGCGAACGTATTGACCTCATAAGCAAGGTCATGGGGAGTATTTCGAACCCTGAAATACGTCGTATGGAGCTGATGAATACTATCGCCGGGATTGAACGCTACGCGACCAGCGTTGGTGACGTGGGGATGTTTATCACGCTGACCACGCCATCGAAGTATCACCCGACCCGTCAGGTTGGCAAAGGTGAAAGCAAAACGGTGCAGCTCAATCACGGCTGGAACGAAACAGCATTCACACCCAAAGACGGCCAGCGCTATCTATGCCGAATCTGGAGCCTGATGCGTACAGCTTTCAAAGATAACGATTTAAATGTTTACGGGATGCGCGTTGTCGAACCGCACCACGACGGCACGCCACACTGGCACATGATGCTTTTTTGCAAACCCGGTCAGCGTAAAGCCATTAACGAAATTATGCGTCGTTATGCCCTTAAAGAGGACGGACACGAAAAGGGCGCGTCAAAACAGCGCTTTGAGTCACGCCATCTTAATCAGGGCGGAGCGGCGGGTTATATCGCTAAATACATTGCAAAAAATATCGACGGTTACGCGCTCGACGGCCAGCTCGATCACGACACCGGCAAGCCTCTGAAAGATACGGCCGCAGCCGTCACCGCATGGGCGTCAACATGGCGTATCCCTCAGTTTAAACCGATTGGTCTCCCGACGATGGGCGCTTACCGTGAACTGCGCAAACTGCCGCGTGGGGTGAGTATTGCCTGCGAGTTTGACGACAGGGTCGAGGCCGCGCGAGCTGCTGCAGATGAGGGGGACTTTGAGCGGTACATCATCGCGCAGGGTGGGGCAAACATGCCGCGTGATGCTCAGGCGGTCAGGGTCGCCCGTAAGGTGACGGATGAGGTCAACGAATACGAGGAAGATATCGAGAGGGTTGTCGGGATTTATGCCCCTCATCTCGGGGCTAATCGTGTCCATGTAACCCGAACAGCCGAATGGCGCATCGTTCCAAAGGTTTTGGCCGTTGAGCCTTTGACCTTAAAGAGCGGCTCTGCCGCGCCTCGGAGTCCTGTCAATAACTGTGGAAAGCTCACCGGCGGTGACGATCCAGTTATGACCCCCACACCGTCTGAGCAAGCCGCAGCGGTGTTAAATCTGATTGAGCGCGAGGTTATCGGCTGGAATGAGCCGGATGTCGTGAAGGTGCTTAACGGGGCGTTAAAGGCTGGCGCACCGCGCAAACATCGGCAGAAAAGAAGCAATGCGCCGCTCAAAACCAGCGAGCAAGCGCCATCAGCCAGGATGACAAAGCCCGAAAGGGATCGCGTCGCAAAAATTCGTTTCGATTTAGCTCAAGAGGGCATTACCCCGGAACGGTGGGAGCTCGACGCGCTGGCGCGTGGGGCAACGGTGATTTATGGCGATAAAAAATTAAAATACCCCGTTGCTAAGGAATGGTTGGGGTTTTAAAGAACGTATAGCAAATAGATAGTAAGGGGCCATGTAAATGTTTTGACCCCAAGTTTTTTGACGGAATTCCGAATCTCTTTTGAAAGAGTTTTATCATTTTGATTTAAGAGATAAGGATAAGTATTGCCGAGTGTTGATATTAGATGTGATATAGGTTTTGTCTTTTACTCCTAAAATTGCTGCAAGAAATCTGCATGTTAATGCTTCCATCTGGAGAATGAGGCTTTTGGGGAGATTATGTTCATGAGCACGATTGAAGCTGGAAAACCCTAAAGGTTGGCCAAAGAAAATTGCTTCATGAAAATTTTCATTTCTTAGCGATGCGATACCATCTTTACCTATTGCCCATGAAGGAACGGGGATAGAAAACTCTTCGCACATCCATCGGATGCGATCTGAGTGAGGTGGCTGTCGAGATTTAAGGCCTTTTTCCTCCCATAGGATTTTGAAACATCCATCTATAGCTACGTATAGATACTGGAATGTCTCGAAAGAAAGGGCGTGTGGATATTGAGCTAAAAATAACGCATGTATAACAGCCGGTATACGTGATAATGCAAAGTCGTTTTTTTTATCGTTAATGAAATTTAGAGCTAAATTGATGATGCTGATAGTGTTTGCTGGAGTTAATACAAAGTCTACTAACTTATTAGGCTTTATGGTTGCTGCATCGAGAAAGCCCGCCTCAGTCGTTGTCAATCTCATGCCCCAAAAAAATGATAAGCACCAAACAACAAACTCCAGCTCATTTTGCCTTTTACATTCATTTAAAGTTAGTATGTGTGTTTTGGGTAAGCCGAACACTCGTACGCTGTACGGCATTGTTTTTATACCATGCCCCATAAGTTGTATCTGTTGAGCACCTGGGTAAATCCAATCTCTTATGATGTTTGTATCACCATTGATATGTTCTACTGATTCGCTAAAGTTAGGCAGAGTGTTTAGGCTAAATCGCTTATCTGTTACATCTACAGGATGTGGATAGTAACCAAACTCGGCGGAAATGCTCGATGACATATCTTTGGGATCCTTGTATTTAAGAAGTTGAATCTGCAGGGAGATCTTAAAACGCTTAACAACATATCAGCAACTTGGAACTTGAATTATATTTAACGTCAGAATTGGTGTCCTAATGCATGCATTTCTATGGTGCATGAATTTGCATTCAATTTAGTCTTGCCATTATGTCAAGTAAACCTAGTACAGGAACCGTCTTGAGCTGCTCACGCACTTGCATTTAAAACGATCCATCAAGCGCGCAGGCGAGGCGGGGATAGCACTGCGCGCCGGACGTGGTGACAGGATTTATTTTGCGCGTCTGTGCGCGTTGTGATGGCGCGCTGTGCTCTGGGGGCGGTCAATGTGATGCGGTAGTGATTGCGTCGCGTGTGCGCCATCTGACGTGCTTAGAGGATGTGCCGCCCGTAGGCGGCATTTGGGGCGGGTTTAGTCGGTCTCGATGCTGTAATCCTTAAAGCGGATCACCTCCATTCCTAACCAATCATTAATCTCTTTGAAACGCTCCTGCAGTGGCGTCAGCTCGTTACGCACAAACACCCGCGCCACTTTCTCAATATCACCCATTGAGCCGATGTTCTCAGGCTTGCCGCCCATGAGTTGGAACGGCACGCGGTGCGCATCAAGCAGGTCGGCGGCGCTCACCTTCTTGATGTTAAAAAAATCATCCTTTGTGGCGACTTCACTCAGTGGCACGATCTTGATGCCGTCTGGTTTCCCGTTCGGGGCGTAGAAAAACAGGTTTTTGAAATTTCCGAGTCCTTTCGAGTCGCGCATTGCAGAGCGAAGCGCCTCGACGTCGGTGCTGCTTTGCGCCGCGTCGGTCACGTACATGATGTAACCCGCGTGCGCGCCGTTCTGATAATACTTGCGGCGGAACAGCGTGGCGGATTCATTGAGCCAGGCGGAATTGAGCGCGCTCAAGTATTCCGGCATCCCGTAGAGCTCCTGATTGATATCAGGCTCAAGCAGATGAAACACCGAACCGGGGGCGAACTGGTGCGGGTGGGTAAAGCTCGACACGTACCAGTAAACGCCATCCTCGACACCACGGCGGGTGTATTTGGCCGGGGAGGTTTCCAGTTTAAAGAGCTGGCCGGTCACGCTCATGCGCTTTTCGAGATAGCCGTTTGCAAACACCAGATAATCAAGCACAAGGCGGCTGAAGTCCTGACGAGACAGCAACGGGTGCGGGATAAAGGTGCTGGTCAGAATGTTGCGCTTTACGTAAATCGGGGAGCTGTGATGTACGGCGGCGCGCAGGCTTTTTGCCAGTCCCGAGAAGTTGACCGGCGGCTCGTACCATTTGCCGTTATTGATGCACTCGACATAGTCGAGGATGTCGCGGCGATCCAGAACGGGTGACGGCTCACCAAAGGTGAACGCTTCCATTTTCTGCGACGCGCTGGCGGTCATGCTGGTCTGTTTTGGCTGTTTCTTTTGACGTTTTTTCATCTTAGTTAATATCCAGAATAGAGGCTGATTGCATACCGCTACCGGCGGAAAGCGGCTCGTTTAACAGGGCGTGCATGGTCGCCCACGCGATATCCGCGTGGCTGGCTTCCTCACTGCGGCTGGCTTCATAGGTGGCACTGCGACCGCTGCTGGTCATGGTTTTGCGGATAGCCATAAATGACTGAGTGATGTCGGTCGCACCGGCGTCATATTCCAGACACCCGCGCCTGAAGGTGTCTTTTGCTTTCAGCACCATCGCCGTTTTCATTTCCGGCGTGTAGCGGATGGCGCGCGCCGCCGGGAAGAATGAGCGCACGAGCTGGTAAACACCCTGGCCGATGCCGGTCGCATCGATACCGATATAGTCAACGGTGTATTTTTCGGTCAGCGCCCGGATGGCCTCGGCCTGTGCGGCAAAATCCATGCCTTTCCATTGGTGACGCTCAAGAATGCGGAACTTGCCACCGGCAACCAGCGGAGGAGCCAGTACCGCACAGCCTGCGCTGTCGCCTGTGTGTGACGGGTCATAACCAATCCAGACCGGACGCCAGTTAAACGGACGGTCGGCAAAGGGTTCGAAGTCCTCCCATTCCTCCATCGCATCGACCATGCAGCGCTGCAGCTCCTCGAACGGGAATACCGACGCTTTATCGTCGACGAACTCGCACATAAACAGGTTACGGAAGTCATCCGCGCTGTTTTCCTGCTTAAGC